AGAAATCTTATTGCCATCTTCGTCTTCTTTGAGTTTTAGTTTTTTCATTGCTACTACGATACTACTTGCATAGATAAATCCTTGACCTCCAGAAATTTTGTCATCTGGATCAAACATATCCTGACTTGCGTATGTATGATTTGTACATACCAATCCCACATTGTAACTTCCAAACATATTTACACAATTACGCACAAGAGCAGTCAATGCCTTTGGTTTACGACCTAAGTCACCTTTCATTTCTCCTGCATCAAATTGATTAACGTCTGTGGGCGTAGCAACATACCCAAACTATCAATAACAAACATGACCTTAGGACGTTCGCCATCTGGCAATGCTTTGTAGTCGCTCATAAATGTTGAAATTGTTTTTGCAACATCGTCGATCATGGCCATGCTTAGTTTTAGCAGTTTACTCTCACTGGTATCCACACCCAGTGCTTTAAGCCAATCTTCGTCTAAGGCGTTTTCACTGTCGATTAATACAACAAAAATACCTTGCTCCTGCGCATTTTTAATGATATTACCAGAACAAATATAACTCTTACCGGCGCCCGAATCACCAGCAAACACAGTTACTTTGCCCAATGGAATACCTCGAGTAAAGTCTCCACTGATCAAGTAATTTAATGCATAGTTGCCTGTTGAGATCCAGTCTGTGGGATCGTTAAATCCAATACTGAGTCCGTCGATACTTTTTGTTATATCCTTACGGAACTTTGATACGTCAAATGGTTTTCCCATGATTTTTTTCCTTTAGAAATTTTAAAACTATTTTAGAAATTTTATTGTGTCCATCCTCGACCGGATGTCCTTGCTCTAATTTACAATCTGAAATTAAATTCATATATGAATTTTCGGATATAAACATATTTCTATCTATTTTAGATGTCAACATTTTTATCTTATTAAATTTTTCACCGATTCTTTCGTCGTCCATATTATCAAAGATAATCTCGTTAAAACATAGTATTTTCCTAAAATCATCTTCAGTTATATCAAATAGCAAATTATTATCAAAGCTATCTAGGAAATAGCATGGAACTTCATTGGTCAAAGATAAACTTTGTAAAGAAATAATCATTCTTAGCAAGTCAGAGTAGTTTTTGTAACCATTAAAAAAGTTTTGATATACATATTTGCTTTCTGGTGTAGCATCCATGGGTAAATGTTGATAAATCCTTCCCGGTTTTGTGCCATAACCAGCTCCGGTTTCTATTCTTGTCCACGAAGTTAAGAAAATTAAAACTAAATCCACATTGTCACTGAGAATCCCATCAAATGCTTTTCGATAAATTCGATAATTGCTTGAAGCGGCTCTAGATTTATCTATCAATGTATACCCGAGATTGGATGATACAAGATTAGGCCACCCAAATTTTCTATGACCTAATCTTTCTTCTAATGGCCAACAACTGGTCCAGCTATCTCCGCTAACTAAAAGTTTCTTCACTGTTTATGCTTTTTGTCTAGCACGAATCATTGCCAAAATATCTTCGGCTTTTTGTGCTGGTTTGGCAGCGGCTACTGGAGCAGTGGATGCTGGTACATCATCCTCGTCATCAAAACTAGATGCCGCCGCAGTTGGTGCTGCCGCTGGGATTTCATGCACGTCACCGTGTCCATCAACTGTTAATGCAGCTGTACCAGATGGTGCCTGCACTCCTGCTGGACGGAAGTATTGACCCCAACGTGTGGTATCATATGCTTGCCCATCCACTGAAGCTTCAAACATTTCTTTAATTACTTTGAGTTCCACATCTGTGGGTCGCTTTGGCAAGAATGTTGAAAGATCAAACAAGCCATGCTTTTCAATTGCAACCTGTTCTGCTTCTGTGAGTGCAGATTCTTTACGTGCCCATTTGGAACTGTTGTAGTCAGCAAATCCACCCTTGGCAGTTTTGGTAATACGGAAGTCCAGACCTTTCAACAAGTCTGTTGGCAATTCTTCCAACTCAGGATCCATCAATGCGCCTTTGATAAGTGTAAAAATCTGTGGGCCAATGATGAATCTACGAATGGGATTCTCTGGAGTTTTATCTTCGCTGATGGGATTTTCACGCACAAAGCCTTGGAAAATATAACTGCGTTTTTTCCAATATTTACGGCCCATGTCTTCAAGACTTTTGTCTTTGAACCAGGTACGAACTTCTGCTAGCACTGGACATGGGTCACCCCACATTTCCACGCAAGGAACTTGAACAAACACTTGTTTGGATTCCATTTCTCCTTTGATGCCATTGAATGGCAGTCGAATCATGGCTCGTTCTGCCCAGAAGAATGTGTTTTTTGTGTTTGCGTCTGGAAGGAAGCGTAAGGTAGCTGATTGCCCTTCTTCCATGTTCCAGTGTGGGTAAATTGAATTGTCTCCCCCACCTTGTGATTGAGAACCTTTGTTCTCGCTTGCTGCCAGTCTTGCTCTAATTTCTGCTAATGATGCCATATTATGTTGCCTTTCTAAAGTTTTTAATATGTTGCCTATCAATGATAGTATTTTTGTTGCCTGTGATACCAATAAAAAAGCGTATACACATGTTAGTAGTATATACGCTTTGTTTGTCAGCGTCAAGTGTATTTATGACGCAGTTGTTCTAATTAGATTTATCGGATCATAAACCCAGCCAGTTGTTGCATACGAACCAATCCAAGGTCTGGCAGTTCTACTGTTTCCAAAGTAGGCACTATGCCGGGCGCTGCTGATTGCACAGGTGCTCCCCAACATTCTTGAATACCATGTACAGGACACATTTGACCAGCCTCGCTCATGTTACAAACACCATCATCTTGTAGCAAACTGTTGCTCATCCCGCCATCCACACTATGAACACTGTCGTCTTCCATGGCAGCTGGAATTGGGTTAAGTCCATATCCTTCCTCATCAGTTACTTCCGGAGCATAATCCATTGTGTTTTCGTTGGCGCCTCCAAGTTTATCACCTATCATTTGGCCAGCAGTACCTCCCAACGCCCCGCCTGCTAATGCACCAATCGGGCCACCTACTGCTGCTCCTGCTAATTCTCCGCCAATGGCTCCTACAGTTCCGCCAGCTAGTTGACCTTTCCAACCTTCGTCGGTTTCTTCACCATTGGTAAGGTAATGTCCGGCTACTCCACCGAGTGCGGCACCAGGAATACCTCCTAGGGCGCCGCCAATACCAGCACCAACAGCAGTTCCAAGTTCACCTTCATTTAAGCCTATATCTTTAGCAAAACGATCTCCAATCCACTCATAAGGATCTCCGTCGCGGCCTTTTTTTGTACCATACGGCATATCATCAAAATAGTAATCATACAACACATCATATAAGGCATCGCTCATTTCACCGGTGGCTTCAAAGTCTTTTACATCACGTTTATAAGTCTTTAAGATATGATCAAATGTGTTGCCATTTTCGTCTAGCGTGACATTTTCTTTGAGTCCGGCAGCACGACGAATTGATTCCAAAATGTCTTCTTCCACACCTTGCTGTCCACGCTGTGCTTGAACTGCTTGTGCCTTTTCATCACTACTTTGTTTTGATCCTTTGAATAATAACATTGCTGCAAATAGCATTAATGTTACTGGGATTAGTGCTAATATAGAACCAGATGCTACTGCACCACCAACTTCACCTGCAGCCGAGTGTGCTAATACCCCATCAATCATTCCCATAGCATTCATCCACATTGTAGATAAAATGCTACCGCCGCCTAATGCTAATCCACCGAGTTGTTTCATCCAACCCGCTTCTGCTACTGGAGTAGATGCTTGAGACAACAATGCCTCCATCTTTTGTTTAACTTCTTTACCAGATTTACTTGTTTTTATAATCTGAACAAGTTGCGGCTTATATTCTTGTGCTATTTGATAATACTTGCCTATTCCTGGAAGTTTTTTAACAAGGTTGGAAATAGTTTCCATCGCACCTTCATCTAACTGGGCGCTTTCCGTCATACCTTGCTCAACATCCTCAGGATTGGTCGCATCAGGAGGATTCATTGCGTAGTCAGCATCTATGTCTAGTCGATTGACCACTTCGGCCACAT